CCAGCACGTTTGCTGGCATACTTGGCCATCATTTCGCCACTAGCAAAAATGGAGTCAAGATCATCATCACTGCGAATGAGCACACAACTACTGAACTGCTTAGTGGGAGTGCCAAGCCCAGCAAGAACAGGAGTAGCGAGAGTAAATAAACCATCAGAAGCTGCATTGTAATATTCCTTAATGTATTTCATTCGAGCCGAGTTAGGTTCTTCTTTGTGAAACACAGTAGCGGCTGCTATCATGTATCGAACCTGAGGTGTTTCGTAGATTTCTTTTGTTGCACGATTCTTTACAAGATATTTTTCAATCAACTGCTCGATGGCCGCATACGAATATTCTTCATCCTTAGCGTGATCGAGCATTTCATGCATACGGTTCCAGTCATCTTCACTGTACCATTCTAGCAATTCGTTGGTATATAGACCAGTTGCTACATTTGTTTTGACAATCTCATATAGATGCGGTGGTTCATAACTGCCGTATACATCTTTACGTAGCATACTTAATCGCTGTTTACCTGCTACATATTGATAATTGGTGTTGCCAACATCTGGATTGCTTTCTACATCTATAAGATCAACAATAGCTCTAAGAGTAATACCGTCGATCTCTTCAGTGGTAATGCCATCATAGAAATGTGGTTGTGCTTTAATTTCTATCATGCTTTGGCTAACATCTGCTATGCCTTTGCAGACTTTTGCTACCTGTGCCTGCCATTTTTCTACAGCAAGAGATTCTCTGCTGCCGTTTCTTTTAATTACTGTGATGCTCATTTATTTTTCTCTATTTTTATTGTAGTGGGGTATTTATTACAGGTTGGACACAGAATAAATTGTCTTGGTATTCCATGAATCCATTCTTTGTTTTTCTACTACTGCGCCGTGATCTAGATTGAGTACATGAGCATTGTCTACTAACAGTAGATATTGTGTGGAATTTTTTTCTGGGCTCATAGACATATGTATCTCGCAAACGGTGTGAGAAAACCGCTGTGTTAACTTGATAGTATACAGCATACCCAACACAAGAGCAAGATCATCCAGCCGCAGATCCAGCATCAAATGCCAAGGATCGGGCCATTCTGTGGGGAGTTGGGGATCAAGATAGCTGTTGACAAATGGAGCACGTGTCCATAATTTGGCTACATCTTGCAATGCAGTTTCGCTGGTTTCTAAACTCTGTCTAAACTGTCGCCAAGCTGCTAATCTTTGAGTCCCGTGCTCATCAAACACCGTAGGCAACATCGAATGATATTGAACCAGTGATACCAGTGGCGAGAGGATTTTTATAAGTCAACATCACAGTGTCTACGACCGATGCTGTAGAATCGTCGAGTATTGTGTTACTGGATTTAGTAACGGAAAATTCAAAATTACTCATTGTGTTTCCTCCTGGTGATGTAAGTGTATTAGGTGAATATACAAAATTATCTGTGATTGAAACGTCACTGCCGTGACTATCAGGACTGAGATCGTCGCCGATAACTATAGTCGCTGTGCCGTATCTGGTGTGCTCACCTAGTTTAAGACAGTAATTTATTACAGTAAATTTATTTTGTGCAGAGAATGCTGCCAGCGGAGCAAAACTATCTGATAGATAAATCAGTGAATAATTTTTGTCTACAAAACTCACACCAGCACTGTTGTATACTTCAGTGAAGGACGCTGTGGCAGACAATGATGTCACGGCTGCATCTTGTTGTCTATCACTGGTACAGGCCACAACAACGTTTCCTATCTTGTCTCCGAAGTAGACCATGACATCGTTGGGATTTGCACTGTTGTTAGTACCGTTGCCTACATTCTTAAACTTCGATCGCTGTATTAATGTACCTTGGCCTTGTGTGGAACGGAATGCTTGATTGGCTATTTCTTCAAACACACAATCGTTGACCTGCCAACGATTACCTTGTGTGCTTACACCGTCAATGAAAATTGCTGTATCGTTGACAAAAAATTCACAGTTTTGAAATTTTACTATGGTATCAAAATTATCACTTTGTAGACATTTCACAGACACTGCATTTTCTTGAAACACACATTCATCAAAGACTATATTATCTACTCTAGTGCCTATAAGATCGTTGCTCCAAAACACCGCAGCAGGTGCAGCAGACAATGTTACAGTATCTCCTAGTGTATATCCCCCAACGAATCTCACTTCGTGAAATTTGCTGTCAGCAAGTCCACTGATAGTAACCTGGCCTGTGGATCTTGATATAGTCAATGTAGATATGTTTGCATTGCGTGGACGATTAGTGCTGTTAAAATCTAGTAGTTGTAGACCAGTACTGGTCACAAACACGATATTATTAACACCTATATTCAGTACCGCCCCAAGCTGTGTTTCTCCTTTGAGAATCACTCCACTGGGTATTTTTAAATCGCTGGTAAAAAGATATTCACCGTTGGGAATCAACAATGTCTTTTTATAATTGTTGTTGGCGTTCCTGAACAGTTCTGTGCATGCCGTTTCAAATGCAGCTACACAGTCTGTGCTGCCATCTCCTACCGCGCCGTAATCTGCAACGCTGACTGTTTCATCCGATTTACTCTGCAGACTGCGTGGAATGCTGAGACTGATCGCTGTGTCATTGCTGGCGAACTGATAGCTGCCAGCAAGATCTAGAATATTATCATGTTCAGTGAGAATCTTGGTGTTGCCTACATAGGGAGCACCTTCTAACACACTGCCGTTGCCGATGAATAGTTCTTGTGAATCAACGGCCCATGCAAATTCAGCTGAACTTAACTGTGGAACGCCACTATTTGAATTCTTTTGTCCTCTGCGGACCTGTATTTTCGAGATTTGAACGACGGCCACTTTAGTATCCTCTATGCGTTATAGAGTATTTATCTGCCTAGGCTATAGTACTCCTCTACCTTTGTAAGCCAGGCATCTTGCCACTTGTTGAAGTCTTTGGGTTCTAGTGTAAACTGTTGATATTCAAAAGCACGGCTGCACATAAAGATAACACCTTTACGAATATCTGTATCATAGACTTCATTATGTGCTAATATATAGGCCATCAGCTGTAGATAGTAATCTTCCACCCACTCTGCTTTCTTTGGCTTATTGGTCTGCTTGTGATCCATTACCGCGGGTTCACCATCATGCACACCTACTAGGTCAGTGGTACCTGAGAACAGACCCGGGAAGTATAGGCTCTGCTCCATGGCCCATACTTCGCTGACTTTGCTAAGGCCATTCTCAATGATGACGTCAGCCATTTTATTGGCCTGAACATGCACAGGTGCGTTTCCGGGCTGTCGTTGTTCACCGACCACAAATCGTTCTAGGTTAGCATGCATGGCTGTGCCTACTCCAGCAGCTTCTGTGGTGATCTGTTGTGCTTTGGCATGCCCAATCCTATCTCGCCATTCGTTTAGGTGTGTCATATCCTTGGTGGCTGACAGAATGGTTGTCACACTTGGAAGGCTTTCACCGTCGGGTGTTAGATACACCCGTTTACGTGTAACAGGATCGTTGATCTGCTTGCAATTTTTGTATTGGATACGTTCAATGAACGGTGGGGGATTAAAAGTTGTTGTCATTCTGTATATATTACAGGAATGATATCAGTTTGTCAAGCCTGGGCTGCTAGTTGTTGGGGAGCAGCCGATGCTGCTGCTTTGTCAACTGCGTCTTGGCTGGTTTCGCCTTGTTTCACAGGGGTTTCGGTATCTTTGTCAGTGCCTGGTACGTTTAGTTCTATGCCATCGCTATTAAAATCTGAAATCATTCCCTGTAAGGTTGGACTCGAATCGTACATCATTTTAAAAACTGTGTAGTCTGTGGCTAGCTCAACTTTACTTGCCTTCAAAACTTGATTTAATCCTGCCCAATTTAATTTTGCACGAGCTTTTTTACTTTCTGCACGACCAATATAATTTCTAAGAGCTAGAACAAATCGGTCGAGAAGATCGTCACCTTCGAATTCAAAAAATCTCATTTTATCTGCGCCAGTTGTTGTTGTAGTTGTTGCAGTTCTTGTTGCTTGGCTTTGATTTGATCCTGCATTTCTTTTTTAGCAGCAGCTACTTGTTGAGCTTGTGCGGCTGGATCTACTTCACCGCCCATGCCGCCGGCCTGTGCTACTTGTCCAACTGCCTTAGCTCCTTGTCCAACTGCCTTAGCTCCCTGTGATGCTAAGTTGCCCACAGCCTTTGCACCTTGTCCTATGGCACTAACTCCCTTGGACACTGCACTGCCAACACCCTTGGCCAATGTACCAGCACCTCGAACAGCACCAGCAGCAGCGCCGCCCACAGCTGCACCTATAGCTGGCAGAATTTCATCCAACTGTTGGTCGTGCTCTCTAAGGTCTTGGAGTCGCATTATCCCGCCAATGCTTTCAGTAGACTGTTGCTGCGATTGATGCTTTCACGTTGTTCACGGCCTGCATCGCCTATTCCACCCGCTGCGGGTTCGGCAGCAGCAAATTCATCTTCGCCACCCATCTCGTCACCCATGTTCATAGCATCTGGTTCAGCAGCCATCTCGTCACCACCCATGCCTGTAGGATCAGAACCTAGCATATCTGCAGGCTGTTCACCACTGGCCAAACTGCGTACACCAGTAGACAGTGTATCGCGTGTGCCTTTGAGTGTTTCTAGAGCCTGTTGAATTGCAGGTGCCACTGCTTGGATGAATGCCTTGCTTTGTTCTTGTCCCATTTCGTCACGGATACTGTCACCTAGTTGTAGTAGTGTGTCATTTTCCATGCCGCTGAGTTCTTCAATCCAACGGCCAACTCTGTCAACCATTGTTTTTGCTGTGACGATCGCACTTGCTTGTTGGATCTCACCTTCTTGTAATCTTCTCATATATTCTCCTGTTGTTTCAATGCTTTCATTTTCAAATGATTCTTCCATGTTAGCCTCAATCCATTGCATAACGTCATATAGATCGTTGACTAATTGATTTGGTCTAACTGGGTCGCCTTGACCAAGTTCAGCCAGTTTAGATTGTTTTCTGATATCGGCTAGAATATTGATAGCGTCTTTGGCGTTGTTGATATATGCTTCGTTGGTATTCATATTTTCTTTTTTTCCTTCACTTGCTTTTTTAGCTGTGTGAATTCTATCGGCTAATTGGCGCATTGACCCCTCCATGTTACGTGCTCGGCGTTCTTCGTCACTTAGGTTTTGTTCATTGTCGGCGTACTGCCAATTGCTTCCGCCCATCGATTCATACTCAGATTTCATGTCATTGTATTGTGCAATTAAATCTGGAAGATTGTCAATATCTTTTTGTATTTTTTGTTGACGTTCAGCTTTTGCTTGTGCATCACGTTCTGCTTGTCTCTGTCTCATTTTATCTTGTGGAGCCATTTTGTGAGCCATTGCTCTTATGTCTTTCATCCAATCCTGATCACCTTCCGCCACACCTTGTTTTGTTCTGTCTATCAACATTGATAGCAGTTTTTCAGCTACTCTCTCTGGATAATCTTCATATTCTCTGCCCAGATCATATTGCAATTCTTCAAATTCCTTTTGAATATAACGAGCAACAGGATGCGTCACTGTATTGCCTGCATCTACTATTTTTAATATTGTATCTTCAGTGAATTCTGGACTGTTTACTACCTTGGCAACTTTCTGCATCAAGGCATCGTTATCCATACGTGGTGTCATTGTTGATATGAATCGGTCTCGTGCTGTTCCGGTCATTTCTCGACCGCCTTCCATCTCTACTTCTTCTTTCTTACGTCTGTCATCGTATGCTGCTTGGTCATTGTGATCACCGCCCCAATTCTTTGGATTATCTGGATCATCAAAGTCGTCTCCGCCTTCCTTATTACCAAAGCTGCTGGACTGTTGGGTAGATCTAACTCGTCCTGCAGGATTACTGTGTACAAGATGTTTAAACTCGGCTTCGAGATCTTCAATGGCGTCATCCATGTCAATTTCGCCACCGTCTTGATCACTGTAGGCATTCCACACTTCGTCAATGGCAGATTCCACATCATAGTTGTGTAGAGCATCTAGAATTTTTTCATAGTCAGGATCACCGTAGCCGCCACGTTCGTTCATGTTCTCATCAAATGCCTTAAGAACATCTATTACCTCTTGGTTGTCAAAAGTCCCACCTTCTTGAACACTGGTATCAACAATGTGTTCTTCTCTATCCATTAGTTCTGCAACAATAGCATCGTGCATCCATTGGGCTTTGGTTAGGGTTTCGTTTTCGATGGTTTCATTGAATCCGCTCTGGCTACGTGCATCGTGAATTTGTGTGCGCAGTTTGTTGCGGGCGTCTTCTAGCTTTGTTGTGTCAAAATCTTCAAAATTAATCTTAGTGCCAAAGGTTTTTTCTAAAGATTCGTTGAGTCTTTTGGGTGATCGATTAGATTTAAAAAGGTCGGTGGTTTTCATATTGTATGATCCAAATAGATATTATATTTATTACTTAGTGCGCCAAAGCATCCAGCTGAGATTTAGCTGACACGGTGCGATCTCTGCTCTGTTGATACTTTGCCCACAGCACATCTGCTCGATCATGCTGTGTATTAGCTGTGGCTTTTTCGTATTGAGATCGCAGCAGTTGACTTTCGTTGAGCCATTTGCCGTATTCCTGATCCAATCTATACAGTGTATCCGCTTGTTGGCTGTGATTTTTGCCTATCAACAGTTCAGCTATTTTGATAGCCACAGAATTTAGATAGACCTCTTGATATTTGATCTCTCCAGATTTCACGATGTTTTTTGCTGAGCCCTGGCTGGTTATCAACACATCACCTACCAAGATACCTTCAGCAGTTTTCACAGGCAGTATGACATTGGTCAATGTGCGATTGACGATCTGTTCGAATTTTCGAGATAAATTAGTCATAAAAAAAGGACCTATGGTCCTTATTTAACTGCGCATATTTCAATGGAATATTTTCACGATGGTATCAAAATGCCCGGAAACAAAACCTAAAACAGCGATACCACCTAGTATCATATACATCCATTTCTGTTTAAACTGCTGTAGTTCAGAGATTTTAGTATCGAGTTCTTGATGACTGATTTTTATTGATTTGGCTAATTCAGCATGTTGAGCACAAGAAGCATCGTACATGGTATCAAGCCTATGATTTATACCTTCACCAAGGCTGTTGACATTGACCTTAATGTCATCTATTTTTTCATCTAGATTAGTGACCTGTACTTCAACAACACTCACACGCTCTGCAACAGTAGGCATTACCCATCTCCTTGGTATATAAGTCAAGCCCCTTTCGGGTATGTGCCTAAAAAATCAATGCCTGGTGTAAAATGCCTTTGTGAAGTATTTATCACGGTTAGCTGATTTCACGTATCCAGGTATTGATCCTGTCGCCCTGTGAGAAAAAACAAGCAGGAGCCAACTCTATAGAATCACCTAGCCCTGCTACTATCGGCACGCCGTCTAGATCAGTTTTCAATAAGGCCACTGGATCATTGTCTTTGAGAAACACCTGTTCTCGTTCTACAAAAAATTCCCAGTGCCAGTGCATGGCCTTGAAATCCTGATCAGAAACTCTGCCCATCTTTGCTACGGGATCACGATCCCAGGTGACGTTTGATCGCATGCCTATGGCCTGTATCAGAGAGTTGAAATTGGCCTGCTGTGACAGCTTGACATGATCAGTTTCGGATCTTGAAGGATTGGTTCTGGTGATGTCAACTAAGGTGATGATTTGATATCTTGGCATAATATGCTGTTATTTAAGCATAGATTATATAGCCAACAAAAAAGCGCCTTGCGGCGCTTTAGTGCTTCCCATCCCTGAGAATAAACTTAATTCGAATTAAGCGAATGTGACACCTGTTGGAACTACTGTAGTTACAGTAACTACACCAGAAGCCCATGAACCTAAAGCTGCGTAGATTTCAGCTTCCATCTTAGCATAAGATGCATCACTTAGTGATGGGCTTGCTGCTGAACCGTCGTTAAGTGTGTCATCGTAGAAACCAAGGATAACGCCAGTTGCTGATGGTGTGCCAACTACACATAGTTCACCGTAGTTTTGTGCTGAACGAACCAACTTAGACAAGTTGCTGTTACTGATAGTTGGAGTAGTTGAAATGTTAAGTCCCGCTCCGCCTGATGTTACTACTGTAACAAACCGGATCGAACGTGTACCAAAACGTGTGAATGGATTTTCGTTCTTAAATGCGTTTGCATTTACATATGCTGCTGTGATTGGGTTACCGCTGTTGTCGCTGGTTTGTAATACGTTTGTAATGTCTGCCATGATATGTTCTCCTTGATCATTGATCCCGCTCCGGGATCGGCAATATTAGGAACCACCTTGATTCCTATGCAAGTATTTATATTGGATTGAGAAAATCAGGGGTTTTGAACTGTTAATCAGCTCTAAATGGAGTCCAACGATCACGTGGCACATATTTGTCGCCGCCTATGATATAGCCCTCGCCACCGGGTTTGCCTTTGGTGTTTTGCTCTATATCACCGCCTGATGCGTCAAGTTCACGAATGACTTCGTCTTTAGCTGCCATAATCTCACGAACTAGCTCAAACATCGTGTCCATCACTTTGGGATGACGTTCACTGTGAGCTTTTATCTTAGCTGCTTTTACAGGGGTCTTTTGTTCAAAGGCTAGGAAAGCATCGGTGTTGATGTTGTCTAATTGTTTGGCTTTTGACTGGGTATTAACAAATTTGTAAATCTCATCGCGTAAGTAGCCCATGCCTGTAACAGGTGCTAATAAATTATCGATTGCCTGTTGATTTTTAGCCAATGCTTCGATTTTTGCAAGATTCTCTGCGCCAACTGCTGGTCTATAACTAACTGCGGTCAAGCCAAATACTGCCAGTTCCGGAGTTGTTGAAAACTTTTCTGGATTGGCAAAGTCTTCGCCAGAGGTATCACCAAAGTATTCGAACTGTTTATGAGCGGCCACTGCTACTTCTGCCTTGATTAATTTCTGATAGTAGGGACTTTTAACACTAACACTGTAAGTGGTTTGATTTGGGGTAAAATTAATTTTACCATCTGCGCCTTCGTAGGGCTTGCCTGGATGGAATAAGATATCGCCATAGACATAGCCACGGAAGTCTTTGGGAGTGGCTGCTTCGAACACAGGCCACAGTGCTGCCATATCGCTGGCAAACTTGGGTCGCCAGTCTTCGCCCTTGCCACGACTCATAATAAATGATTTCAATTCATCTGGACTAGAACTCTTGCCTTCTTCACGTCCCCAGTTGTTCTTGCCCACCATGCGGAATGTGCCGTCGTCATCACGTCCCCAATACACCGTGGGATTGCCATCCCATTTGATTGTGATGCTGGTTTCGGGTTTGGCTATAGCTTTTAGGGCTTGTATAACTTTAAGTGCACCATTAGTTTCTACAAACACCTTGTCTTCAAGGTGGTTGAATTCTCTGCCTACTTTCTTAGCAGGAGGAGCTTCATCTTCTAATAGCAGTTCCCAGTATCTCATTTTACAATATTAATCATTTTACGCATCCACGCATTACTTCCGGGTACGTAGCTTTCAAATGCTTCTTTAACAGGCAGTTCGATGCCCATCTTGCCCAGTGTTTCTCTGGCACCTGCAACCAGTTCGTCATAGTTAGGCAGTTTCATAATGTAGGCAATGATAGCATCTACACTCTTAACGTCTCTGACTGTTGCTGTTTGACCTAACAGTTGTTTTGCAATGACATTCCAGTCATCGCCATTTTCTACAGGTTCGTTGGTGTCCCCGTGAAGCAGTCCAAACTTAGGTGAATATTTCATTCCTCGCCCACGAGCAATGCTGCTGAGAACTATGTGTCTATGCTCTCCACGATATTGCCCTTTGCCGCCAATCATAGATCCTTGTTGAAATTTGGGATTGACTGTCAGCATAAAATCAGTTTGTCCAAAGCCGTTGGTTTGATCTCCTAGTATAGGAGTTCTAAAATGAACATTATCACCTGCGTCTTTGATCCAACCGTCGGTTTTTTTCATGCCTTTGTTGAAGATATCCTCTTCTTCAACACCGTTTGTTCTGCACCAATCTACCAGTTTTGCAATTAGTTCTTCTTTGGTAATCTCTCTAGCATCAACACTGAGGTCTAGATCACCGGAACTGTTGAGATCAAATGTACCGTCAGGATCTTCCTTACGTCCTGTGGTGCCTAACCATTTCACAGGTTTTTTATCATCTGGATCTAGTTCTTGGGTAAAGTCTAAGCCAGTAATCTTTTCAAGAAAGTCAACAGTGGCTGGCACATCTTTGGTAGCAATGCGCTGAGTCAAACTCTGCTTGTCAGCAGTTTTGAATACATTGCCGCCTTCTAGTAGTTTACTGTGATTCATCTAACGGTCTCTTGGTTCTTTTTGATTCTGCGATCTTGCGTATGCCCCGTGTGAATTTGGCAGGATCTTGCCCACGGATAGCATTCAGCAGTCTGCGTTCTAGCTCATCTGCTTGTTCCGCTGTATAGTGTTTTTTCAGCGTTTCCAGCAGATTAATAGCTGAATTGATGATATTAGTGGCACGGCTTTCAAACAGCTCATCCTTGTTGCGGATTTCAGCTACTTCGTTGAGTTCCTGTAGTATCGATCTGGTTTTCAGTTTCATTGTGTATTTACTTCAAATATAATCTATTTTACAGGATTTTCTCACTGTTGTCATCCGCAATTATTGTGCACCGCACACAAACTGTATAAATACATCATACACTTACACCTATGAAATCATTATTAACTTCAATCTCCTCTATGGTCAAAACGCTGCGAACTATGTTTCAAAGCGATACTTATGAAAGTCGATTCAAAGTATATCTGTCAAATCACAGCATCGATAACATATCTCAACTAGAACAATTACAAAGACAGTTTGATCAGAATCACAGACATCTATGAATCTAGTTTACATACACGGTGCCAATGCCACCGGCGAAAGCTTCAATTATATTAGAAGCAAGTTAGGATCTGGACTTGATCTCAACTATGACAGTCGCAACGGATTTCAAAACAATCTCGAAGACATGTTGAATCAATTGGCCGATGCCAAAGACCTAGCATTCATAGCACACAGTCTAGGTGGCATCTATGCTCTGCACATTGCTGCTGCTATCCCACATGCTGTAAAAGGTGCGGTTACTCTGAGCACACCCTATGGCGGTGCTGAGGTTGCAGATTATGCACAGTATTTTTTACCATTTAGTCGCTTGATGCGTGATATAGGCCCTAGCAGTTGGGCAATGAAGCAGGCCAAAAGGATCAAGATACAACACCCATGGACCAACATAGTCACTGTGAAAGGACAGAGTCCATTTATCCTTGCTGCTAACGATGGTGTGGTGACCATTGCCAGCCAGAAACATCACGAGGATATGGAATTGGTACCTATGGACTACAATCACTACGAAGTTGTGTTAGCAGACCCAGTGATTGACGTAATCAAAGAACGAGTAAAACAGTTCAAGAAATAGCTTGTTTTTTTAAATTAAGGCTATATAATAAACTAACAGCGAAACAGAAGTAGCTGCTAGACACAGACATTACACACAGGAGAATTACAATGTCAGAAATTTTCACAGCACCAAAACTACCAGAAGTTAAATTCAATAAGAACGGATACGAAATCCGCACAGACATCCTTGGCATGGCCAAGAGCATGGTAACAGAAGACTTCCACTCTAAATTTCAAGGTTGGGAAATGACAGCCATGCGTGATGAGAAGACTGGTCAGATTGTTACTAAAGTAGGTATGCCTGAGTTTCCAGGCCTTGATAAAGTACTAGAAACCGCCGAAAAAATGTACGCATTTGTCAACGCCGGCGTGAAGAAATAATATTGGCTCATAGAGCAATATATAGTGGTAAAAGAAAAGCAGCCTCCGGGCTGCTTTTTCTTTATCTAACTGTTGCTAATTTAAAAAATCTTAGTATGCAGATGTACATCCAGCCGATATCAAACTCATACCATTTCTTGCTGAACTTTGCACTTGCACCATCGGCATGGTGGTTGTTGTGCAACTCTTCTCCACCGATCCAGAAAGCTATTGGATATAGATTTCTCGATGTATCTTTTACATCATAGTTTCTATATCCAGTGTAATGTGATAATCCGTTAATAACTCCTGCAGCAAAAAACGGTACCCAGATCATTTGAATACCCCACACCACTAGTCCCCACGGGCCAAAGAGAACAAGGTCTATGACCAACATCAACAGAATCCCTGAGCGACTGTGGGCGGAGTAAAGGTTGCGTTCGATCCAATCATTAGGACAGTCCTTGCTCAGTGAATCGACCATGGCTGTGTCTTTGCTGGCTGAATGATATAGGAATGCTCCGCCGAACAGCACACGCCAAATGCCATAGATCTGTGGACTATGCGGATCGCCCTCTTGATCCGAACGTTGATGATGTTTACGATGTATGGCCACCCATTGACGAGTAACCATGCCCGTGGTCAGCCAAAGCCAGGCTCGCATAATATGATTGACCACTGGATGAAATTGTACAGCTCGGTGTGTTTGACTTCTGTGCAAATACAGCGTTACACAGGCGATAGTGATTTGAACCATCACTAGGGTATAGATTATTATGTTCATTGTTTACTTATCCGGTTGACAACTGTTCAAAATAATGCTATAATATGGTATGAAAAACAAACTTATACTCACAGACGCAGACGGCGTATTATTAGATTGGGAATGGGCATTTTCAGTCTGGATGCAAGAGCGTGGATACACACTTACCGTAAACCATAAGAACAGCTATTATCTACATCACCACTATAATGAGCTAGAAGAAAAGGATGCCAAGAAGGTTGTCAAGGCATTCAATGAATCCGCAGCTATTGGTTTTCTTCCTGCGCTTCGTGATGCCGCTTACTATGTTAAACGCCTGCACGAAGAACACGGATACGAATTCCGTGTTATCACAAGCCTAAGTCTAGACAAAAACGCACAGAAACTGCGTGAAATGAATCTACGCAAGATCTTTGGCAATGCCATTGAAACGGTTATCTGTCTGGATACAGGAGCAGACAAAGACGATGCATTGGCTCCGTATAAAGATAGTGGTATGTGGTGGATTGAAGACAAGCCTGCAAATGCAGATGTTGGGCAACGTCTAGGATTGCGGAGTATTCTTGTCGAACACGGACACAATATGCATCACGAATGCGACTATCCTGTAGTTAAGAACTGGAAAGAAATCTACGATATTGTAAAATAGTTACTGGTTACGGATTCCAGTGATACCTTATCTTGTATCCGATTTTGACTGATAATTAAGCTGTTGGGTGTTCTGGTTCAACAAAAGCAATTATCTCTGTGCCTTGATCATCTAATCCACCTTCTGGAAAAGGCCATGCTGCTTGAGCGACATGTTCTTCTTCCGACATTTCTTCGTAATTTTCTTCATCTGGTATCGATACTACCGACAACATGACTTTATCGTATGCTGATAGTTCGTCAACTAGATCTTTCACGTGTTGTAAAATCTCTAAGCCGTTGTATGCACTATCATCTAATTCTAAATTAACATTTAACCCGTGTACTGCCATTTCAAGTTTCATTTTGAGCTCCTTGTGGGTAGTGTGCTTGTGGCACATGATTATTTAAGTGATGTTCGATTACAAAGACTTTACAGGTATAAGGTTATCTCTAAAGATAGCCCAGGCTCTTTCCCAAGTCCAGCGTTGACTGCCATCTAAGACTCGATCTCTATCTAATAGTAAAGCATCTGTCACTGCTTGAGCCAAGTCTTCATTCATACAGCCTGTAATGCCTTCGTCAACAACATCTAGAGGTCCTTGTACAGGAAAAGCAGCCACAGGAGTACCGCAGGCCATAGATTCAATCATCACAAGTCCAAACGTTTCCCATTGGCTAGGGAACACAAACGCTTCAGCGTTAGCATAATATCTGGCTAGATCTACGCCTGTTTTGTATCCGGTAAAATGTACATCGGGATATTGCTTCTTGTAGGTCTCCAACATCGGACCATCGCCTACCATTACTTTCAAATATCCAGGGTAATCCATTTCAAAGAACGCTTCTAGATTCTTTTCCTTGCTGACTCGACTCACACACAACAGATATCTACTCACAGTCTCTACTCTGTGTGCAGGATAAAATACCTCACGATCAACACCGCGAGTCCAGGGGATGACATCTCCATCAAATCCGTGATCCTGCAACTCCTTGACCATTGTGTCAGTGGTGGTCAGCACCTTGCCTGAGTGTTTGTGGAACCAACGTACTAGAGGCCAAGTAATAGCCTCAGGTACACCAAACAGCTTTCTAATTCCTTCTGGAAACTTAGTATGATAAGCAGTGTTGTAGCGATAACCGTGTTGGTCAAGATATTGTCTAGCACACAGACCCAAAGGACCTTCGGTGGCGATATGGATATGATCCGGATTGATCTCCTCAAGTATCTTGCCCACGGTGCGTTTCCTGGTAAGGGTAATCTTGACTTCGTTGTAGCCAGGGCAATCAACATGGCGGAACCTCCCGGGATCAAGATATACAACACGATAGTTGTCCCGAATCGCACACGCCTCAATATTTTTGTAGGTCGTAACCACACCATTGATCTGCTCCGGTAAGTTGTCTGTGACTATTAAGATTGTTTTTTGCATTGTGCTATTACTTTAAATGAATCAAACTTCAACCAGCTGGTCATTGTTGTTCTTGCTTCCTCGCAGGCTGTCTGGGTGGGAAACTCCAGTGTCACCCGACCCGGAATGTCTTTTGGATTGTTTACGTGAACTGCTAGTATTATCAGTATCCACATCGTCTCTCTCCTTGGTCCAAGTAATTATTTCCCACTTACCGTCCCAGTGTTCTACTAAGGCAGTACATGATTCAACCCAGTCACCGTCATTCATATACGTGACACCGTTGATCTCTTTGATCTCTGCGTGATGTATGTGTCCACAGATCACACCATCAAAGCCACGCTTCTTACAGTAGTTGGCCAAGTTCTCTTCAAACTTGAACACAAAGTCTACGGCTTTTTTAACCTTGTACTTAAGATACTTGCTAAGGCTAAAGTACCCAAAACCCATACGGCGACGAATCCAATTAAATTTATTGTTGAGTGCAAGAACAAAGTCATATGCTTTATCTCCTAAGAACGCTATCCAGGGGGCAAGCCGGGTGATACCGTCAAACAAGTCCCCATGGGTAACCAAATAATGCTTGCCGTCAGCGCCTATGTGTTCTATTTGATTGTGTATTTCTATTAGACCAAATGAGAAACCATATGGTATCATTGGTCTTAGGAATTCATCGTGATTGCCTGCTATGAATATTACTCGTGTACCACGTTTAGCATGTCCGAGTATGCGTCTTACAACGTTTGTGTGGCTCTGCTTCCAACGCCATTTGTTTTGTTGTATCTTCCACGCATCGATGATATCGCCGACGAGGTAAAGAGTATCGCATGAGTTATGCTTGAGAAAGTTGTTGAGCTGTTCCGCTTTGCAGTCTTTGGTACCTAAGTGGACATCACTCACAAAAATACTACGATAAGTTTTCTGCATAGCAGTATTTATCGTAGTATTGTGTTACAGAGATTGCAGTTGTGTTACAAACTTAAATCCTTACCAAAGTCCATTTTGTATCAAATGACTTACCTTCGGCGCGGTGCTTTAGTATCTTGCGATATTCTTCTTTACGAAGTTTCGCAATTGCATCTTCATCGTGTCGGAAGCAAGCCTTGTACAGTTTAGCTAGAAGCTTTTTCTGTTTCATGGTGGTGTCCTCCTGATAATTATTTATTCATTAATTCGTTAACAAAGTCAAGTAATAATTTGTGGTGCCGGCCTTGATGCCAATATTGTTTTAGAGTTTTGTTATCATACCACCACTCTAACGAATCTAAGCAAGCACCCATCACACCAATTTTATCTTGTCTAATACACATTGGTTCTTTATTGAAATAGGTACTCACTATCTCTGAATGACTGAGGTCACCAACAAAGGTACAACCATCACGGAAGAATATTTGTTCTTCTTCACCTCGCCATACACAATGAGCCGCAATGTTACAACTTCTCATAATATCAGCAGTGGGTCTTTTTATGTATTGAACTGGCTCAGCACCCTTTAATATATCAAAGTAATTTGGTCCTGCCCAATACGCACCAACACATACACCAAGATATGCGCCACCATTTGCAACAAACTCTGCTACTGCGTTTGCTCTTCTTCTTGGAAACATATGAAAGTAATCATCTGCTCCACCGAGGGCGCCACCAGGGAATATCAACATATCTACACCAGAAAATGTTTCTGCTTCACACTGTTCTTTTCTAAAGATTTTAATATTATAATGCGGAGATAGTATATGAAGGAACCCGTCACTCATTGCTATTGCTGCTTTGTTTCGATCATCTTGAAATAGGGCTATAGTTTTCATTGTGGATTATGTTAATGCTCACTTAGAACGCCATTCCGGGGCACGACTCCCATAACGCTCTGCCCAGCAGCCGGGCACACCTAAGTAACGCAAACGTCCTAAGGTAGGTGTTTTATTCCTGTGCTTTCTCGATGGTATAATCTGCTTCTGTACTATCTGGATATCTAGCTATTAACTTGGCAACAATGTCTTGACGGTTTTCGCCTTGGATACGAGCAGTTTTGCCTGATGCGGTTTGTGTAACAACATAGGTCCCAGGACCGTCATTGGCATCATCTTCTGCTTCTGGTTCTTCTGGCTTTTCTTTTTCTGAAGCATATGAAGCAGGCAATTTAGATTTAATTTCAGCGACAACTGCATTAACATCATATCCCCCACGAACAATGTCCACGGAATTGGTTTTGATTTCTTCGGCATTGGATTTTACAGCATCAATGATCTCTTTCATTAGCCCAGGAAACAATTCGGCAAACTTTTGATCGCCTCGGGCATAGCTTAGACTTTGATTACCGTTGTTCATTTGTCCTGTTGGAGCATGCATCTGCCATTTGCCGTTTTCATCTTCTTGATTTTGTTTATCGAAGATAGAAATGATTGGACCTTCTGGAGCATATCTTTCAAACCAACGCTGTCCTGAACTTGATCCTGTGCAGAAACTTGCATTATAACCGTGAGCATTGTTGAAGTTATAACAGGCGCCATAGTTATAGGGTAGAGTGATCAAGAAACGTTCATTGTCTATGAGTGTGGTTTCTTTCTTTTCACGTTTGTGTTTTTCAACAACTTCTGCGTCTTTGATTCTTCTCAGCTCATCACGATAATCACGGCTCTGAACAATCTGTTGAATCTGACGCAGATTTTTAAACTTGTTGAAGTCTTGATGTGGTTCGGCTAGTTTGCCGCGTATGCTCAATGCTTTCCAGGCGCCCAGCGCATCCCCGCCTTCACCGTTGATGTCTTCGTAGTCAGCCACGCCGTTGATGTACATGCGAGTCAACCATTCATCAAACTTGCCGTCAGTGGAAAGGTCGCCATAGTCTGTGCTGCTGAGACTGCTGTCTAAGAGATCGCTCCATAGTTGAACTACTTCTTCATCTGAAGGTTTTGGTCCTAGTTTAGCCACACGATCTTTGGGCAAGCTGCTGTCATGGCGCATGGCTATGCTCAACATCTTGACCATCTTGGGATCTTTGAGTTTGGCCGCGACGTTGGCTTCGAGAACTATTTGATTGAGTTTCATCCTGAGATCAAACTCCTTTTAAAGAATGTCAGCACTGTGCTGAGTTTTTTCTGATCGCCGCCTGCGATATCTTTCAGTAGTTGACTACCACCTTCTGAACGCTGTGCATTATACCCACCACTATATCCGCCGCGTTGAATAGCGCCAGTCTGTTCTGGATAATGATGACTAGCTGCCATTAATACGGCAACATTGATTGCAGATTTAACTGAGTTGGGTGCATCAGAATCTGCTTCCAACGATTCAATGGCAGATTGCAGTTTTTTCACATGTTCTAGTTTCTTGGCAGCTTTGTCAAAGGCATCGTTCTTGATCTGATTAGCGATATGTCCTTTGACATCTGCGATAGCAGCAGTAATGGCTTTGACCCATAACGGTTTAAACTTCTTTGTTAGTGTATCAACTGTGACATCTGAACCACCTGTACCTGCTTGTTGATCTGCACGTTTCTTTTGTTTGTCACGCACGGTTGAAGTGTTGTTTCCTACGTAGAATTTCTGTAGTTTTCCTATTTTAGATTTTAGGAAGTCTATGATGTTGCCACCGCGACTGTCTGCGACAGTGTCAACGTCGCCGCCTGTGCTGGCAGTGGCTTCATACGTGCCGCTGGCTGTAGCACGGATAGCTCCTGTGCCCGTGGTACCTTTGATTATAACCCAGGCACCTCTTCTGGCGTCTTTGAGTTCACTCCATGATATCTTTTCTACTTGTCGATAATCCTGATCATGTGCAAGGCCCATGTCTGTGTGAAGATGTGTGACCACCTGCTTGCCGCCGGGATTGTCTAGGATCAAATTGAGACTGGTGCTGGCCTCGTTGAGATAGCCTTCAAGCAACTGTGAAAATAATTGGTAAGATTCTATTCGCATCTTGTATTTATTACTGGCACCAACTCTGTTTGGCTTCTCCGTAATACTCTCGAGCAAATCCGTTGGCAATCAGAGCAGCTCTAAGACTCTGTCCGTTGACTAATATATCGCCTAATACTCGACCGCCAAACTTGTCCCATCCATAAAGAGTAGCTTGAAACTTGCCGCCTGTAGATGCTGCTGTAGCGATGGCATTTTTAGTGAATGCGGAAGCAGCTTCGCCTCTCTGTGCTTCACTAGGACACTGTGCTCTGTGTCCTTTTTCTGGCGTGTCAACACCGTAGACTCTAACAGCAAGTTCTGGTTTGAGGGGTGCAGGTAGAAAGGGTGCAGCGATAACAACGGTATCGCCATCCGTTACTCTGAGTATCTGGGCATCATAAGTAACGCCTTTGGGTGTTTTTTGTGCAAATGCTACCAGCGGCAGCACCAATAATAATAGTAGTAGTTTTTTCATGTTGGTTCCTAGTGATTGTATTTATTGATCAAAACATCAGTTAACGATGTAATCTTTGATTGAAATTTTCCTTAGCGTATCTTGTTGATCGATGAATTTGTCAATTTCTTGCTGATTTTCTTTTTGAGTAGCTACCCCATGGGCTAATTTCTGGCATAATCCATTTGAGCTTTTTTCCAGCTGTTTACGAGCAGATATCGTGTAACTATTTGCTGAAGAAATATGTAATACCTGGGGATGTGCCAGTTGAGACATAGAGTGAACAATATTTTGTTTTTCGGCAAAATTGATAATATTTGGAATATCGGCAAGATTTAAGGCACAAGTTGTGGTTTTAAAACTTAAATTAACTGTTTCTGGAAATCTAATCTGTAGTTCTTTGTATTGTTCTATAGTTTGACAAAATTCACTCCACTGTGTGGGCCATCTTATGTACTCCTGTACTGCACCTACTCCGTCTAACGATATGCTGATTTGAATGTTAATACCTCTTTCTGCAACAGGTACAAGTTCGTCTAAAAAAGATCTTGCATTTGTGTACATTTTTATAGTGTTTACTCGTTGCGGTAAATTGGTTAACAGTTGTTTAACATTTTTACTGTTAGAAGGTTCTCCTCCTTCTAGGTCTATTTGAGTAATTCTGTGGACAGGTAGTTTTTCTTCGTAAGAACCAACCTGTCGAATTTTTAAAGGAACTGGCTGTAGTGATGCAAGTTTTGAGCCGACATAAGGAGAAAAGACACCTTGTCGAATTGTTAAAGGAACTGGCTGTAGTGATGCAAGTTTTGAGCTAACATAAGGAGAACAGAATTGACAGGCTGTGTTACAAATATTGTCTAACATCATAGATACCGTTAGATAATCAGAACCATTGTCTATGAGCAAATCTTTATGAAAATCAATCCATTCTAACCTATCGCTTTTTAAGCCTATTTCTTCCTGGTCCTTACATCTAACACATTCAGTAGGCCATTGATCATTTGAAAACAATTTTTTAGTAGTCGATAACCATCGACTGCTCATCATTTCGTCATAGCTGTTGAACCGAGGTGCATTAGTCATAACACAACAATTCATTACCACAGTTTGATTTTCTTTTTGATCGTGCGGTAAAATTTTTGCAAAGTGGTCTAGTCTTGGACAATGCATAAATCAATCATAGGTAATTATTTCCAAAGCACTTGGCCGAAGTTTTCAGGTACGAATCCAAAGTATTCACACTTGTATTTGCTCTGCGGAAACCATGACAAATGATGCCATTCAGACTTGCGTTTTAGTATTTGCTGAGCACCATCTTCCCAGTCAATGGATAGTATTTTCGGTTCGTATAATTGTCTAAGTTCTTCTATAGGTTCCCATTGATCACTGTCATATTCCCAATGTAGTATTTCAAACATAGTACCATCTGCTAGTATGTATTCTAGACTAATATCTAAGCCCCAACGTGGTCGTTGTTGCAATACTCTATGGATTCTAGGATCAGCAGCAGATAGACGCCACAGTTGCTCGCTGGCTTCACCTTCATAGGCTCTGCGATAGAGCATAAAACTATGATTCATAACTATACCTTGTTTGGCATCGGGTGTTTGTATAAACCAGTCAGTTTTTTGTGCTAGATCATCTTCGCTGTAAAAACTGCCGCCAGCAGCACGAATTAACTCAACTTCTAAGTCAGTGAGACTAAATCCGTTTGGCGCCATAAGATGTGTAGGATCGTCACCAAGTTTAGATTCATCGCAGGGTTTATTATAATAGCCTAATGGCTCTAGTAAGGAATTTTGAATTTTTAACATAATATTTTATTTTACGATAGGTCCGCCAGTTACCCATAGTTCACAGCTACGAGTTCCTGCACATTTGAAATGCAATAGATTGCAGTAGCCTAGGTCAGCAGCTTCACGAGTCTTTTCAGCTTCGTAGGCTTCTTTGCCCATGCCATCGTGAATACAGTCATACATAGCATCTGTGATGTTGAAGGCTGCACAATTGCCGCAGGTCATAGTTTTAGCAGTCTTTTCTGTGATGTTCCATTGCTTGGCACTGTCTTTCCAATATGAGTCTGGCTCGTCGGGATTAGCAGGACCGTAATGATGGTTGTCAATAGCTGTTTGTCTGTTCTTGACATTCACTTCTAGATCGTGCGTGGCAATGGGACAGCCTTTGTTAGCTGCTTCTACTATGTTAATATATTTTCTATACATAATCTTACTTATCAGTTATAACCGCGGTTGACATTTCTATCTACACAATCTAAACACGAACACTCGTTGCAATCACAGCCGTCAGTCATGCAGCTTGATCCGCAGTGTCCAGTACACCAGCACAAACATTTGGGTTTTAATCTTTGATATGAGGTGTCATTGTTGTCCATTGTTGTTTCCTTATAGTAATCTCTCTGCTATGATATTGAAGCCATCTCCGCCAGAATCACTACGCATAAAGGTAACACGATAGATTCTACCTGCTCCTTTATCCTGTAGGGTAGCTGTAAAAGTGTCGCCGCTGGCATCCATACCGCCAAGACTGTATAAAGTAGTCCAGGCATCATCCGCTACGATTGTTCCAGTGCTGCCTGCTTGGTTTACTGCACTGCCTGATCTTGCAGCCACCACTGTCCAGGCAAGATTCCTTGCTGAACCGTTGCCAATAACCTGCGGAAATATGCCGGCAAGCCCAGAATT